TCCTCTACGTTTCCATCCATAATTACAGACTTTATATCATCTTGTCTAGTAGTTATTAGACGTAAAATTGCTGAATATATATTTGCTTCCAATTATTTCTTTTTAGTGATTAAACCCATAGCACCTTTTGCCCCCTTAATGCCAAAGCTGGCCGAGCAGGCGATATATAACAGATGCTTGTAATAATCAGGAAGTGAGTGTAGGGCTTCGAAGCCCGCTTTGATATGTGGTGTCCATCCAGGTATGAAGACTAGCACCGCTGGGATTAACAGGGCTAGTAAAATTACCTCGTCTTTCCAGGACCCTTTCATCTGATCGACCGCACTGGCCTCCCAC